TTACCACGCTTCTTTACTTTTTCTTTGTCGTTGTCTTTTTGGAAGTTGGGTTCTTTTGGGATTGGACTGATTTTGAGCGTTGGTGCACTTTCTTGATAAGCACCTGACCAGGCACCTCCGGTAACACCTTGTTTTCCGTTGGGGTCTTTTCTTGGTCCTGTGTTGCCTTTAATTTGGTCTTGGTTTCCGACAAGGGAACCGGAGTTATCTGGGGAGATATCGGCTGGGCCTTTGGCGTTGAGGCCTGAATTGTATCTACCGATGGTTTTGATATGAACAGGCTTCGAATTAGTTTTAACATTGTTTTCCTTAAATAGTGAGGTAATTCTTTCATTAATGTCCACTTTATTATTTCTAGTGAACCAGTCATCCGCAATTTCATTGATTACTGTTGAATCTAAGAAAAGTTTGGTTGTTAGATATATCTCTGTAATATCTTCTTCTTTTGTTTCTATTTTATCAGTATTATCAAACTCGATAAAATTGATAAACGATTCATTGAAATATTTAGTGTTTCCTTGTGCTTTCAACCACTTATCTTGGCGGATTGATTCGGTCATCATTCTGGTCAACATAGAATTACGTTCTTGGCTGGCTTCATTTGTGGTGTTCACAAAGATCATCAAGGTTTCGTAACCAAGTTCTTCTAATTCTTCTTTGATATAACCAATACGGTTATTATCGTCAGCTGGACCATTAATAATGAGTGGACCACGGGTCCTGATACCTTCTTTGCGGAAATCATTGGATTTCTCTGATAATTTCTGTTTATCCGCCAAATACTCACAGGCCTGTACTAGGTTGAGTTCAACAATCTTAGATTCAGCAATGGCTTCACGGATGATAATATCTTTACCTGAACCAGGTCCACCAGTTACAAAGATGGCTCTAAACTGACCACGGTCCACGGATTCATTTAATCCCATACCATTGCGAACATCTTTCAGTAATTCTCTTGCATGGTTGTCTGGAACGTGAGATGGAACACCAGGTCTAAAGGAATGAAAGTTATTGTGTTTTGCATGTTCTCTCATTTTGGTACCAGACATACCTTCTTCACCTTCAGCATCCGGATCACGATGACCAGCAGAAACGACATCAATCTTTTTGAAATTGTAATATCCGTGGCGGCCGTGTACCCCGTTATATCGGTTTAATAACTCGTGCATCTCTTTAACTCGGTCGGAACCTGCAACATAGACCACATGGTCATGTCCCGCTGCATGTAGTCGAGCTAAATGGTGAAGAATAGTTGGCCTATCTTTTGAAGAAGATTCAAAATGAGTACCTGGAGAATATCTTCGGAGATGTTTTAACTTTTGTGCTGGTGATAATGGATTTTTTTTGCTGTCTTGTGAATGTGAAGTTATGACAACATGCTTTGCTTGACGTTTTTCGGCTTCAGCACGAACCTTGTCAATTAATTTTAAGTGACCAGTAGTGGGAGGATTCATGCGACCAAAAGCAACTACGACAGGTTTATGTGTAGCTTCTTTTTCTTCAATTAGTTGTAAGAATGTTTTCATACTTGTTTTTTAATTTTCTTTGGTTTTAATGTACCTTCTGTACCAACCAATTTAATTGAACTGGCCATTGCTTGTGAATTAAATTTTGCACTCACATTTAATAAATGGTGTCCAAGTGTATCATTTTCATTATCATGAGCATAAACACCAAAACCATTTTCTCCTGCTGGTTCAAAAGTAAAATGATGAGCTTTCTTTAATAAATCAACGTGTGAAGAACCTTCATCAGATTCGTGTGAATGTGCTCCATATCCAGTTTTTTTCGTACCATAACCAGAAGTTATTATGTATGGCACTCTTTCGTCTTTGTTTTTCTCACTTGCTCTAAAATGGTGTTGTAATAAATGTTGGCGAATTTTTTCTTGGTTTTCTTTATTGTTTGGATCGGAAGCCATATTCTTCAATTCGTTCATGTAAGAATCACGAACACCAGATAATACTTTTCCACCTTCTATTTTAGCATCGTTTAAATGAGATTCATTTCCTTTTCTACGAAGCCATTCTTTTCTTCCACCTTCACCTTTTTCACTACTTAAAGGTAAATGTCCTATTCCCTTTTTCTCGGCAAATTCGGTCAATTTATCATAAGCTTCATCGTGCCATTTTTTACCAAACCCTTCGGAAGTTTCTTGTAATCCTCGATTCGAAATTCTTTCGGTACCTTTTCCTTCGGTACTTTCTTTATTTGATTTTGCTGAAATTCCAGGAAATATTGTTCCAAATTTTTTATGTGGAACTTTAAGCATAACATCTGGTGGATGATCTTCACTTCTGATATCTAATCCAGTAATTCTTTTAATAGCTCCTTTTCCTGAACTAATATGAACACTCTTTGCTTTTGTTAAATCAATACCTTTTCTTTTATATTGATTTATGGATCCTTGAGCCATCATTTTTGATCTTTGTTTTTGGTCCTCGTATTCTTCTGGATCAATTTTACTTTTTGACTCATCGTGCATTTTTTGATTAGCCGCCTTTTCTTCTTCAGTTTCACCTGGACGAGTATCTTTTAAACCAGCAGCTTTAGCCAATTCTGATCCCAACAAATATTCATTGACATTTGCACGGTGTGTAGCTAATTTGTTTGCGTCACCCAAACTTCTTTTTACTATATCATCTACAGATTTTTTAATTTTAGGCGACATTTTTTCGAACAATAAAGAAAAACCAATCATTTTATGTTATAACCTTTTTTTCTTAAAATTCTTATAGCTGAAGATTCATTACTCGCTGTTATACCACCAACATATTTACCATTTGAATATAATCCATAATGTCCCTTTTCTTCTTCTTTACGAATATGTAGTGTGTGGCCAGTTAACTGGTGTGAAGCAATTGCACCATGTAATGGTTTAGAATATTCTTTAAATGATTTCATTGTGTATCGTTTTCGTAATCTACTTTAATTGTTTTTTTCTTTGTTTCTTTAGTTTTAGGTTTTTCTTCTGGTGAAGGTTTTCTAACTTTTAACAAGTTGGCTTTAGCAAATTCTTTACGATTAACCAGTTTGGTTGGTTCTCCTGCATGATTGACAACAAATCCTTCGGGACCTGTTGGTTTATTATCTATATGATGTTCCAAACCACCAGTATGTTGTTCCAATGTACCCACTAGAACATTTTTTGCTTGTTGTAAATGGTGATGCATTTTTAATATAGCTTCATAAGATTTTTTATGTTTTTCAATATGATTTAAATGCGTTTTCAATTCAGTATCTCTACGAGATTGAGCAATTGGAGTTTTTAATGGTTTCGATTTATTTAATTTAGCATATACATTTTGAATGTGTTTCTTTAATCCATCAGCCGAAGGAACTTCATCTGTTCTAACTGTGTGGTTTATGTATGTAGCTAGGTGGCCAGTTTCACCAGCGTGTGGTGCAACGTCCGCATACATTTTATTTTTGTGTGCTTGATGAATTCTATCTGCAGCATCCAATTCATTGTTGAATTTTTCTTGATCCGCTTCAGAATAATGGACTTGTTTTGTATCCATATTTGGAGACTTTTGCCATACATCTGGATGCGTACCAAAATTATGTAAATCCGGATGTGGATCTGCACTCATGGAAGATATATCTTTGCCGTGATATTGTGTATGTGTTACTACGCCAATTTTAGATTTTTTAATCTTATCTGCTTCCTCACCGCTAGCAGTATAGGTAATAGTATTTGGTGTGAACGATACTTTGCCACCCTTCTTTTGCTCAATATCACCAGAGTGCATGATATCTCCTTGGTATACACCAGTTTTGGGGGATACCTTTTTAAGGTGATCTAGTGCTGCGTGGAGTTTTTCGGTGAGACCTGGTGCGTGTCCATGGTTCTTCTCAATATCTGCATGAGTATAGTTTATCTTTGGTTTAACATTGAAAGCAGACTTTGTTGCCACAAAAAACTTACCATTTTCTGGATGGCGGCCAAACACTATTGATGGACTACCATCGTATTTCATGGTTAATGCGGAACTATTACCACCAGATTTAATGTGGTGATGAGCTTGTCTTAATGCAGCCACGGCATGATTGAAACCTTTAGTTCCATGAAATAATGGTCTATCCTCAGCATGGTGAATATGCTTAAGTTTTGCGCCTTCTTCGGCTTCTTCTTTGAGAAAGGTTTTAAACGACTGCATTAGTTAGGATCTTTCTAGATGTGCAACACACTTTGGTTGCCGGTTTACTTATTTATACAACATTTAACCTAACCTTCTTAAACCGTAGAAAGGTTCGATTAGATACATAGTAACTAAATTGTTGGGTTTTTAGTCACTTCAACCTTTGGAAAATACTTAACATAGTAATCTTTATCAGAATTTCTACGATTTTTAATATTTGAACTGATTTCCTTATAAAAATTCCAAGCCAAAGGTATAAAAACAACAGGAGATTCTTTTGAAATCCGGTCCAATTCCGATATATCTTTGATTGGAATATTTGTTCCTGGTGTATATAGTCCTTGTTTTAACTTGTTATCATCAATGATGAAATCTAAAGAAATGTCACCAAAGTTTAAAAGTGTGTTTCCTTTGGCTGCAGCACCATAACCAACAAGGTGATACTTCTTTTCTCGAAAATCATTAATAACAGTTTTCAATTCGGATACGATATCTTCGGCTTTATTTCCATATTTCAGATAAGTTACATAGGTATACAAACCTTGTTCTTCTTCTAATTTTAACCGATTAACAATACCAGGTGGTATGCTAGTAGCCATGGTATGATTTTTAGAGAAAACAAACACATAACTGGTACCATGGATGTCTGTCTTAAATACATCGATTAATTTTAAACCAACTCTTTCGGATAAACGTTTCATTGAATTACAGTTAAAGAATGAAATGTGTTCATGATAGATAGTGTCAAATTCATTATTAACTATCATATTCGCTTGGGAGGTCTGTATGAAGATTAATCCATTATCTGATATATCTTCTTTACAATTTAATAAGAAATCATATGGATCTGAATTATGAGCAAAAACATTTTGAGCCAAAATCAAATCAAATTTATTATCAAACAAACCTTTTTTATAATAATCACAGACAACAGTATGATTCTTTGAGCTCAACTCAAATAGGTTTTTAGCTGGGTCGATTCCATAAGTTTTCAAATTCAAATCTTTGAAATGGTTTAATTGTGTACCATCATTACAGGCAATATCTAGAATGTTTGTTGGTTTTTCATTATTTAAATTTTGGTAATAATCACAAATATCTCCAGCAAAAACTTTACTATAATCATTTAATGTTTTTGATGTGCCCGAAACATAAAGATAATTCTTAAACAATAAATCAGGATTAACAGCAATAGATAATTGTGTATGGAAACATTCATTACATAAATTTAATTGTAATGGATATTTTTCTTCGTAATTATTAAT